GCGCCGCCCGGGCAGGATGTCGGGACGGACGGTGCGCGGATCCTCGCCGCGCGTGATGGCGAAGGCCTCGGCCGTATCGTCGAGCCGGATCGTTGCGCGAAGCGTCGGCGCCCGGGTCGCCGCCAGGCGGACTGCCCCCAGGAAGCCGCGGCCGACGAAATCGCGCGCGGTCGGCGTCGCAAGATCGACCTGGAGCGCGCCGTCGCCGAGCTGCTGCAGGGGCAGTTCCCTGGTTGTCTCGCCGTCGACCAGTGTCGCCGCCAGGCGCAGCCGATCGGGGCCGCGCGAGGTCTGCCAGAAGCTGCTGCCATGGAAGCTCGGAGAAATGCCGCTTTGCGGATCCGCGCCGGCCATGTCGAGGACGGGTCGGTCGCTGTCCCAGGTCCAGTTGGTTTCGTCGCTGTCGAAGGTGAAGGCCGACCAGCGGCGCATGCGACCGGCGCACAGGAAAGCGCGGTCGCCGGCGATGCCGCGCTGGCGCGCGGTGCGCAGCTGCACCCGGGGCATGGACTCGCGCCAGCGGCGTCGGGCAGCCTCATCGCGGGCCGGAAGGTAGAAAGCCGAGGTGTTGGGGCGGCGCGCGCCGACGACGGTGGCGCCGGTCAGAGCGACATGCTCCCGGATGCCGGCGAGCGTCGTCTTCAGCGCATGAAGGCGATAGGCATCCCGGCAGGCCTTGCGCTTGGTGCTTTCGCTCCAGTCGTCGTCCCAGAGATCGACCGACAGCTCCCAGGCGAGGAAGGGCAGAAGGTCGAGCGGGCAGCTGTCGGCGTCGAAGACGGCCGCGATCGCGCCGGCGGGGCGCGGGAAGCTGGCAGCGATCGTCGCGGAGAGAGCCGCCTCGAGCCGTGTCCTGTTGGGGGGAAGGAGCAACGTCATGCCGCGATCGCAACGTTGACGGTCAGCGATTGGAGCCAGGCCGCCTCGCGCGGACCAACCGCGACATCGCCGATATCGACCTCGACGCGCTCGATGCCGGCGGTACCGGCGGCAGCCGCGAGCATCTGCGCAAAGACCGGCGCGCCGATGCGGTGGCGATCGGCGGCGAAGGCGCGGACAGACGTCTCGACGGCATTGCGGACGAGGGTCGGGTCGGGACCGCTGCGGACATGGACGGTCAGGGTCGGCGCGTAGGGAATGATCGTTGCCGAGGCGACCGAGACGATATCGGTCAGGCCGCTCGCACCATCGGGCTCGAGCGCGCGATAGACCGCCTGGACGATGTCGGCCGGGACGGCGCCGTCGCCCTCGCGGCCGAGCAGGATGACATCGACGCGACCGCCTTCGCGGCGGACGAGACCGACGTCCTTGACCAGCGGGGCCGCCTCGAGCGCGATCGCGACATAGCCGCCGGCGGTGCGGCCGGGCAGGGGAAAGCGCTCGGGCGCCAGCTGGACGCGGCGGCGCAGCTCGGCATCGCTTTCCATGAGGGCAGGGATGTTCCCCTCGGCCGGGCGTATCACGCGCCGGGCGATGTTCATCCGCGCCGCGATATGATCGAGATCTTCCTCGGCGGCGAAGGCGAGCAGCAGCGCGCGGACGGTGTCGTTGATCTCGGCGGTACCGAGGACGTCGCGATAGGCCAGCTCCTCGAGGAGCTTCATGACCGGATCGGATTCGAGCAGAGCGTCGTGATCGGGATAGCGCGCGCGAAATCTGGTCAGGATCTCGGCAAAGCGCGTTTCGAATTCGAGCGGGCGCACTGCGGCCGGCGGCGCGAGCCGCGACAGATCGACGGCGATGGTGCTGGCGGCGAGATCGGACACGATCGACGTTTCGCCGATCAGCGGTCACCCTCGCGACCGCCTAGCGTTGTGCGAATGCACTTGCACAACGCGAGCCGATCAGCCCTCCAACGCTGCGGCGAGCAGATCCAGCACAGCCGCATCATCGCCGTCGGTAAATCCGAGGATCACGCGCTCCGGATAATCATATTGGGGAGAGCGGCCGTCACGAGCGACGCGATCGCGCAGCCCGAGCTGGTGGACGCGGGCGACCCGGGCGACGGCCGGATTAAGGAAGCCGACGACAGCCTCCTCGGCCGAGGCCTCCGCCTTCAAATTGTCGAAGCGGCGCAGGCGCGCGAACATCTTCCGCGATTGCCGGCGTTGCTTGATCGTGCCGACGCGGCCGCGCGTGCCCTTTTGCGGCTTGCGGGGTACGAAGGCGGAGCCATCAGGCTGGACCTGCGCGCGGATCCGCTCGGCATTGGCGCGGCGCAGCTGCTTCGCGATACGAAGCGCCATTGCCCGGCGCCGACCGGGTTCTAGCCCGGCGAGCATGTCGCCGATCCATGTCTGCAGCTGATCGAGGTCCTCGATGTCGGCCATCAGGCGCCGTCATCGTCCGGGCCCGGTACCAGGCGAACGCTGCCAGCATAGATCGCGGTGAGCGGCGGCCGTCCGAGATCCTCGAGCAGCTCGGGGTTGTAGATATCCTCGGGCGCCGGTTCTTGGACGTGCACCAGCTCGAGCCCGCCGGCCTGGCGTGGGCGGGTGGCGACATTCTCGCTTAGCTCAAGCTCGGCGACGATATCGACAGCCGACGCCGACAGTTGGTCGGCATCGAACCGGATCCCGGCGCTCTCGCCGTTGCCCTGCAGAAGGTCGACCTGGTTGCGGCGAGCCCAGAGCAGGATGGCGGCGAAGACGGTGTCCGGATCGCCGGCATAGTCGAGCAGCTCGACGAGCAGCGTATAGCGATATTCGAAGCCAAGGCCGGGCCCGTCTTTCGACAGGACCCGGCCCTTGCGGACGAACAGGCGGAGATCGTCGGGCTTGTCGCGCAGATCCGGCAGCGCGGCGACGATCGCTTTGCGGAGGCTATTGGGCTTGAGCATCGGGGACGCATCCGGGCGGCCGGTGCCAGGCGATCAGGCGCTGCAGCTGGTGGAGCGTCGCGCGATAGGCGAAGGCGAGGCTGGTCAGTGCCGATCGGACGTCGACCGGCAGGATCGCGGCCTGATCGACGGGGAAGGCGACAGGCGGCTGCGGGCAGACCAGCAGCTCGGCCGGCGGGGTCGCGTCGACCTGGACGGCGATCGGCGTCAGGGGCGGGCTGGTGCCGGCCGATTCGACGCGGTTACGGGCGCAGCCCGGCAAGGTCATTAAGGCGAGCGAACCAATCGCCATCAACGCGATCATCCGAACCGATTTTTGCATTGGCTTCCTCCATGCGGCGCGCGGCGGCCGCTGTCCGGTTGGCGGCGGCGACCGCTGTTTCGACGTCGCGCCGGCTGCGCTCGAGCCGATCGCGTTCGGCCTGGACGAGCAGGGCGTTGCTGTCGGCGATCGCCTTGAGGCGGAAGTCGGCGAGGCCCTTCACGGCCTTGCGACACACGAGGCCACGATCGCGGGCGCGGGTGTCTTCCGGCACAAAGCTGCTCGAGGCGGCCGCGCAGACCATCTCGGCCGAGGCGACGGCCTGGTCGCGATCAGCGATGGCACGCTCGCCACGGACCCAGAGCCAGGCGGCGGCCGACGCGATCAGGAGCAGGACGATGAACGGGCCGTGCGGAACGACCAGGGCGAGGGCGCGACGGATCATGCGACCAGCCCCTGGCGATAGCCGCGCTCGCCGACGATTTTCGTCAGCACCTGCCGGCGCAGCCTGCCAGCGCGATAGGAGACGTGGACCCAGCCACTGCCCGGGACGCCCGCCCGCACATTTTCTAGGATCAGCTGGTCGAACTGGCACTCGTCCTGGATGAACTCGGCGACCAGGCGGTTCTCGACGCCGGGCACCCGCAGATCTGCGGCCTCGCCGAGCCGGTGCTGGCTTCCGTCGGATGATCCGACGGCGCGGTTGAGCGCGAGGCAGCGATAGCCGCTGTTGAGGCGGGTCGTGCCGAAGCGCTCGCGCACGGGCTCGAGCGCATGCGCCGCGAGCAGGCGCGCCGCCGGCAGCAGCCGCTCGGGCATGCTATTGTCGATGTCCAGGCGATCGGCGGTGGCGCTCGCGGTGAACTCGGCAATGGTGAAATGCGGCGACAGCCGGATGATGGTAGTTTCCATCGCTCAGCCCTCCCGGTCGCTGCGGCCGCCGAGGCGGCCGACGATCAGCCCGGGGATGCGCGAGCAGGCCTCGGTGATGCTGGCGATGAGTTTGGGCGTCGCCTGATAGGCGGACATGCCGAGCACGAAACTGATCGCCTGCCCTACCAGAGGGTCGAGCGCCCACCAGGCGACGATGCCGAGCGTGACATAGTAGGAGACCAGGATCCCGACGACGAACTGGATGATGCGGTCGCGGATCGTGATGCCGCGCTGGAGGAGCTGTGAGATCAGCGCGCCAAAGGCCGCCGGCACAAAGGCGGCGAGCAGCTTCAGCAGGGCCGCGACGAAAGCATGATAGATATCTTCGGCCATTACAGGTCCCACAGCTGGACGAGATCGAGGGCGGGCGGAGCGGTCTCGATCGCGGGGAAGGTGACGATGGTGCCTTCGGGCAGTCGGGGACCGAGGGCGGCGAGCTTGCGGTTGGCGTCGAGGACCCGCTCGACAATCGGCGATCCCCGACCGAGGATCCGCCAGACCATTTCGTCGAGCGTTTCGTCCTGGAGGGCGGCCGCGCTGAAGGCGGCGATCGTCACAGCAGCCTCGCGCGCGTGCGGGGCTTGCCGGCGATGTCGCGGATCGCGTGGATTGCCATGCGGCGCCAGTCTGGCGAGGGGACTTCCTCGACGTCGGCGCGATCGCGGCCGTCGCGCGTCGCGCCGATCTCCTGCCGGGTGTCCAGCAGATCGGCGGCAACGGTGGCGGTGACCGCGCGCAGGTAGAGATGCTCGAGCCGGAGGGTGCCGGCGATCAGGGTCGGATCGATCGCGGCAAGGGTCGCCCGACCAGCGTCGAGATGGCTCTGGCGCCAGGCGATGAGCTGCCGGGTGACGGCGATGACCGCGCCGATCGTCGCCTCGCGCAGCTGGTCGATCGTCACCATCGTCGGGATGCGGCCGATCGCGCGGACGCGGTCGAGATCGACGGCAGGCCAGAAGCCGTCGCCGGCGATGGAGCCCG